CAGGCCAAAGCACAACAACAAGCTGCTGAAAAAGCCAAGACCAAACAGTCGGACGATATGAACGAAAGTGGATTGATGGCATCTATAGGCAGAAAAAAACATGGTGAAAAATACATGAGAGATGCTGCAGAATTGATGCGTAATGGAGGCACCCAAAAAGAACTCGGAGCTCTCAGAGATAGAGAATCTCTTGCATACAAAAACAAGAAAAAAGTCAAAGAAGGTGATGTAGTACACAAAGGCAAATACGGTAACCAAGGAAATTATACTGGTGCAACCGGTAGCCTACCAAAGGTGCAACCTGATCCAGTAGATACCAAATTCAACACCAAAGGTATTGCTGGTTTGATTGGTAAGAAGCCTGGCAACAAAGACATTGGACGAGTCACACATCGTCAAAAACACGAGTGGGACAACAGCCCAGAAGAAGTTGATGAAATGTTTTACTACGATACCAAGGGTGCCAAAGACAGCGGCAGACCAGATGAGCTGGCACGTCGTGCTAAACTGGGCCAAGCTCCATTGGCTAGCAAGTATGGCAAAGAGTACAAAGAAAAAGATCGGTACGGTGACAGGTATAAAATTGCAGGACCAAAGCACAAACTACCAGAAGGCAACGATCCTTTTGCCAACGTTGATCCAAGAGTTGCCAAACCAACTATTCCTGGCACAAAGAACAAGGCCAAGAGTGCATACTATCCCTCTAACAAGCCTGGTCCAGTTAACAAACTAGACAAGCCAACCAACAAGTACGACAATGTTAAAAATGAAAGTCGTAAACTTCAAATTGCCGAAGGCATCAACTTTGCCGAAATGATGAAAGAGACTGATGGCACCGTGTCTGAAATGTTGAATGAGTTGCAAAAAGACATCAACGCATTCAAGCAAACTGGTCATTGCAGTGACAAGTTGGAAGCATTTTTGAAAATACACAACCATGGCAAAAAGCTGATGGGCGAAGCAGTACCAAAAGGTCCCAGCTTTGCACCACAACATGGTATGCCAGAAAAAAATGTAAGCCCATTTGAACCAAGTCGTACACAGGGACCTGCACCTGGTGCAGTAAGTCGTGCAATGGATATTGCCAAAAAAGGCATTGATGCACTGACAGGACCAGATGATGCAGGTCATTTGCAAAATCTCAAAGACAAAATGTACAAAGAAGACTCTGCACTAAACGAATTAGCACGTTTGGCAGGATTGAAAGTTGATGAGTCCGAAGAAGTTTGCATGGAGTGTGGCATGTACGAAAGCAAATGCAGTTGCGAAAAATGCATGGAGTGTGGCATGTACGAAAGCCAATGTGGTTGTACAGAAGGGTTCAATAAGTTTACTAGTCTATTGAAAGCCACACCCAAGGGTGGCGAATTTGAAATTGATGGTCGCAAGTATCGTGACACCAGCAACTTAGAAGAAAACGCCGACTATGGTGCTCCAGTTGATCAAGAAAGCAACATCAATATTTCTACCAACATCAATACCAACGGACACAAAGATGTTACTATCAATGCAACTGGTGAACAAGCTTCCGAACTGTTACAGATGTTGAAAATTGCCGGACTTGGTGGCACAGACAAAGCACAAGAATTACAATCGCTTGACCTAGACGGTGAAGGTGATGAAATGTGCGAGCCCGGTGTTGAATTGAGCATTATGGAACCAGAAATGGAAGTTGACGAAGATCTTGCCAACAATCCAGTTGAAGATTACTACTCAATGAAGGCCAGTACCATGCGTCCAGGCGAAGGCGACTTTGGCGAGAAAAACATGTACGGTGGATTGGGTGACAACCCAATGACACAACGACCCGACCGTCCGGCACAGCCAGTGTTGGATTTAGCAGAAGAACTTGCTGCTGAATACGAAAGTATCAAAAAGCAACTATAAACAAAAGGGCATTTAGGTGCCCTTTTTTATTGACTGCACCAACTGTCTGTAAATAACATTGCCATGTTAACCTATTCATTTCCTTTCTGTGCAGTTTCGGATATCGCCGATCAAGATATTGTTGCATCAATATCTATAACTTCCAAGCATCTCAATAGTTCTGCAACAAAAACAGTATCATTGAAAACATTGACGTGGGATACTCAAACTCCGATGGATTCGATATCGGTAGATATTTCAACTGATCAAATATTTTTAAAGCAATTTGAATTTGAAATAGCTGTAAAATCAAACAAGAGCACACCCGTACTATTTTTTCATCCCGTCTTGCTCAATAATACATACAAGTTTGATCTACGTCCGATGTCTCAAAAAATTATCAATGCCGAATTTGATACCAATCACATGTGGTACAATTTGCCATTAAAACACAGTGAACGTGCTGTATGTATTTTAAGGTTAAGAAAACTGGCCGACACAGTGGACGATATTGCAGATTTTTTAAAGGATAAAATTGAATACAAAGACACGTTGACCTACAACATAAGAGAAGCAACAAAACCCACACTATCAGCTGATGAAAATATTGAATATTATTTAGGTAAAGATAGATATAAAAATTTATTCTTTTCTCCCAGCTTGCCTGCTGCTAATGATATTTCACCCAGGGCACTGTCTTCTGATTTGGTCAACATGTCACAGTACGATACCGATAAAAAAATTGAATACAAATTTAACAATTTGGGCTATCGATCAAATTTTGATTATGTGTTGGAAGATCTCAAAAAACAAAAAATCATCTTGTGTCTGGGAGACAGTGATGTGTTTGGGGCATTTAATCCATTGGATGTCATTTGGCCTAGTCAACTGCAAAACAAATTAGAAGCACAAGTTTTAAATTTTGGAATTCGTGGAATCAGTAGTGATGGCATGACTCGGGTCGGCGTCAGGGCAATCGAAGCATTACAGTCTAGTATAGTTGCAGTATGTGTACATTGGCCGCCACCTGCTCTCAGAGAGTTTGTGAGTAAAAAATTCAAATGTGGAGTTCATACACACAGGAATTATCATTTGCCATATGATGATTGGTGGAAACACATTGACTGGCAAAGTAACAATTACAATTATTATAAAAATCAAATACTATTATCTAGCGTGTGTAGCAAGTACGGTATTGCCTATTTTGATTTAATATGCAACAAAGATGATCCCACTGTGCCATATGATGCAACACAATACGGAGTATATGAATCGTTTGGTCCTGCAACACATACTGCTATGGCCAACTATTTTTACAAGAAAATAACTGGTCAACCCAGTTTATTTCAAAGCCTGCAGTCGTAGTTTAACCGGGTAAAACACAGCACCCCCGCTGAGAAGAAGGTTCGAAGCCTGCCCGACTGCTCCAAACGCATAAATAACTGTATGAAAATAAAAGATATCATCAGTGAAGATCGCAAGGGAGATTTGCCAGACGGTGCAGCAGCAAACAGCACTGGTATCGTAAGATTCCGTGACAAAGGCGGATACGATCGTACCAATCACTTGAATCGCGTGTGGATGGCCACTGCATGTCATGATGGTAAAACAGACCAAGCATTGTCCAAAGAAGTAATGGATCCAGCCAGTTGGGTTGAAAAATACAATACAGCCCATCCTTATACCAGGGAAGAACACAATATGATACAGGGTGCATTGAAAACAATCGGTGCAGAATCAGATCAATTGGTACCACACGGTAAAAGCGAAGAACATCATGAGACACACAAACACAGTCCACATCGCAATCCTGGCCCCATTGTGTTGAAACGCAAAGGTGTTGAGATTGCCTCAAAGAAAAAATGAAACAGTATAAAATTACTGCGGCAAACTTTGCTCAGCAGAGCGAACCTGATGCAGTGATGGATGCTGCAGATCTAAATCAATTACGCAAATTGGCAGGACTCACTGAAACCAGCCCCGTGCCTGGCGGTGCAATGACAGTGGGCGGCAATTTGTCTGGTGCACCACAGGCCACAGAAACAGGCATCGAAAGTCCACTTGGTAGCAACATCAGCTACACTGCCAAAGAGCGTAGAGATCTGGAACGTGAGTATCACGCTCAACCTGGAACTGATCTTTGGTTCCTTATCAATTTTACCAAACCCTACTTAAACGGCAGTCTCAAAGATCAAATCGAAAAGTACCTAAGTAAGAACCCTCAGTATCGCCAACGCCCGAATCCGGGGGAGTGATACCCAAATATTTGTACCAAGATTCGTGCGGTACATGAATTTTCCTATTACGCCATTTGTTAACTAGACTATAATAGTCTGGCTTGTAGGGCATACGTATGGGCTTTCTCAACTTGCTGCCTTTACGATGATTGCAGGGTTTGCAACTGGTTGTGCAGTTTTCAAAGTTGGTCATGCCACCAGCCATCCTAGGCACAACATGGTCAATGGTCAATTCCTTGCTGGGAAATGTTTCATCACAGTATTGGCAAGTGTACAAGTCACGCAGATACATGTTGGCTCTACTAAACTTTACTGCCTTTTTATAATTAAAATATTCTTTGGTGACACATACACTGGGAACACTAATACTCAAATGTTCACTGTGTATGACCCAATTGTCGTAGGATTCTAAAATAGTGACCCTATCCAAGAAATATAATTTTATAGAATGTTGCCAATTGATAACACTAAGTGGCAAAACAGAAATTGGTTCGTAATTGGAATTTAACAATAAGGTGTTTGACATTTTCGAATACTTTTAAAATAAGTGTTAAATATACTTATATTATATGATGAATAGCAATGAGTAAAGAACTAGAAACAGCCATTATAAAAACGCCGTATCAACGTGCAACTTATACAGAGCAGCAGATTCTAGAGATTGCACGATGTGCTGACCCAACAACTGGGCCAGAATACTTTATGGACAATTATTTTTATATTCAGCACCCAACAAAAGGTGCCATACAATATCATCCTTTTGAATATCAAAAAAGACTAATTGAAACTTATCATAGCAATAGATATGCCATAGCTATGATGCCAAGGCAAACTGGCAAGTCAACAAGTGCCGCAGGATATTTGTTGTGGTATGCCATGTTTGTTCCTGACAGCACAATTCTTGTGGCAGCTCACAAGTATCTGGGGGCTCAAGAGATCATGCAACGCATTCGATATGCCTACGAGAACTGTCCAAATTTTGTACGTGCAGGTGTCACAAGTTACAATAAAGGCAGTTTGGATTTTGAAAATGGAAGTCGCATAGTAAGTCAGACAACAACAGAAAATACAGGTCGTGGTATGTCAATATCATTATTGTATTGTGATGAGTTTGCTTTTGTTCGACCCACTATTGCGTCAGAGTTTTGGACATCCATTACACCTACACTGGCAACTGGTGGTAAATGTATTATCACAAGTACACCCAACAGCGACGAAGATCAATTTGCACAGATTTGGAAAAGTGCCACCAACTGTTTTGATGAAAATGGCAATGAAACTGTTCTGGGCAAAAATGGATTTAGAGCATTCCGTAGTGCATGGCAGGAACATCCTGATAGAGATCAGGCATGGGCAGATCAAATGTTATCACAACTGGGCGAAGAACGTTTTAGACGCGAAATGGAATGTGAATTCATTATATTTGATGAAACACTGATCAATCCCTTGCATTTGGTTGAAATGGCAGGCCTTGATCCAATTGAACGTCAAGGTCAAATACGTTGGTATAAGAAGCCACAGAAGGATTGCACCTATGTGGTTGCCCTTGACCCCAGTCTGGGCACGGGCAGTGATCCTGCAGCCATACAAGTACTTGAATTGCCGGGACTGAAACAAGTGGCAGAATGGTGTGATAACAAAACCATTGTGCAACGACAAGTCATCATCATGAAGGAAATATGTCAATATTTGTCTGACACAGTGGGCATCAACAGCGTGTACTACAGTGTTGAAAACAACACACTGGGTGAAGCAGCACTGGTTGCGATATCCGAGATTGGTGAAGAAAATATACCTGGAATATTTTTAAGTGACCCTAAAAAAGGAGCAGCGGGCACTAGATACCGTAAAGGCTTTACAACTGGTCACAAAAATAAATTGTCAGCATGTTCAAAATTAAAAAGTCTAGTTGAAACAAAACGCATAGCCATTGCCAGTAAACCATTGATCAGTGAGCTCAAGTCCTTTGTGGCCAGAGGATCAAGTTATTCTGCAAAAATAGGAGAGCATGATGATTTGGTCATGGCCATGATATTGGCCATTAGAATGATACAGTTATTGCAAAACTTTGATGCAAGCATGGATGCAGAACTACGTGACAGCATCGATAACTTCATTGAACCTATGCCCTTTATACTGATATAACACATAAATATTACTATGTCTAAAGAAATTGAATCCATATCCGCTGCATTATTTGATAAAATCCGTTCACGATTTGCTCCTGTGACCCTGGGCGACGAAAAAGCCAAAGCCACAGATAATCCTGAAACAGCACGATTTTTTAACTTTACCTACTCCAGCAATGCAGTGGCCAATGATGCAGATTCTGACGTAGCTGATCCAATTCCTTTTGGTAAAATCACAGTTAGCTTGATTGATGAAGAAAGTTTGAAAATTTACTTTAGTCAAAACATCACTAGAAACATGGATGAAAGCCAGCGTAAAGAATGGTATCAGTTTTTACGGAACCTACGCCAATTTGCACGTAGAAATTTGTTAAAGTTTGACACCAGAGATATTACCAAGAGCAATCTTGATGTCAGAGATATCAAACAGCAAGCCCGCACAGATGATGTATACAATGTTGACGAGATTAAAATCACTGAAAGCAGATTGTACGGTACACCAGGTCGTCCCTACAACAGTGTGGCCGAAGCAGGCAAAACCCGAATACTGGTACGCCACAGAGACCGAATCAATGATGAGGTGCGTGGAGCACGTACTAGAAAGATTGAAGAAATCTTCTTGGAAACAGATCGTGGTGAGCGTTTCTTGTTGAGCCACACTAATCTACACGCGGCATATGCCATGGCTGAACACTTGAACCAAGGTGGCACAGTGTACGATGGCATTGCAGAAGCAATTGATGACATGGTCACAGAAATGAATGCCATGAAACATTTTGTTCGTGGTACCCGACTACGCGAGTTTGAAGATCAAGAAACAGCAGAGATGACTCAGGCCGCAGTCAAACACTATGAGCGTTTAAAAAACACACTGAAGAGATTACGTAGTCCAAAACAATATAATGAGTTTGCGTGTAACTATACACCGCCTACTCCTGTTGAAGAAGAAATTGACGTGGCAGCATTGCGTGAGAGATTTGTTAAAAAGGTCTATGATGACCGATTTGAAGATGCATTGCCCATTGTGTTCAGAGAATACCAACGTCAGAAGATGGAAGCGGCCGGACAAGTTGTCATGGAACTAGATGAGTGGGCCAACTATGTGATGGAAGAGGAGTTGCCTAGCGATGATAAGATTCAAGCACTGAACAAGTTGTTGCGGGCACCGGTTCGAGCAGGCATCAATGGTATTGACGCCATATCACAACTAAAAAGATTATTGCCCACATATCACATAGATGAATTAACAGATACCATAGCGGACTATGCAGGTGTTGGTGGACAAGGTCCAGATGCTGATGTACGAGCAATCATCAAAGTTTGGTTGAATACGCACATGCCCGAAGTGCTAGATGATGTGGAATTTGGCAAAGACGATCAAGATGATGCACAAACCAATTATGCAACACCAGTGAGCCCACAACAAGCCAACCCAACTGATCAGTATGGTGCAACTGGCATGGATGAACCCAATGTAAACGAGTCTGATGACATGGGTTTCTTACGCAGGCTGGCTGGGTTGAAACGTTAATATACCATAAACAATCAATTTACTCAAAGGCACATAATTTTGTGCCTTTTTCTTTGACAAGCATAAATAATAGTGTATACTGCGGGAGTGCTGTATACATTTAGGCACATTTTAAAGACCATCTTAATTTATAAAGGAAATACATCATGGCAATGACATTAGCAGAAATTAGAGCAAAGCTTCAAGCAAACGAAAACCGCGGCCAAAGCGGTGGTAAATCTCAAGGCGACAACGCCATTTACGCACACTGGAACATTCCAGAAAATACAACAGCTCGCGTAAGATTCCTTCCCGACGCAGACACTAAGAACTCATTCTTTTGGGTTGAACGTGCAATGATTAAACTTCCATTTGCTGGCGTCAAAGGCCAAGCAGACAGTAAGCCTGTTGTTGTGCAAGTACCTTGCGTTGAAATGTGGGGTGAGGCATGTCCAATTCTTGCAGAAGTTCGCCCTTGGTTCAAAGACCCCAACTTAGAAGAAATGGGTCGCAAGTACTGGAAAAAACGCAGTTACTTGTTCCAAGGTTTTGTTCGTGATAATCCATCGGGTGACGACAAAACACCAGAGAACCCAATTCGTAGATTTATTATTAGCCCACAGATCTTTAACTTGATCAAGAATGCATTGATGGATCCAGACATGGAAAACTTGCCAACTGACTATGCAGGTGGACTTGATTTCAACATCAAAAAGACCAGCAAAGGCGGATATGCAGACTACAATACATCAACATGGGCACGTAAAGAAACTGCACTGACTGCCGAAGAAGCAGAAGCTGTTGAAAAATTTGGTTTGTATAACTTGCAAGACTTTTTGCCCAAGCGTCCGGGCGAAGTCGAACTCAAAGTTCTTAAAGAAATGTTTGAGGCCAGCGTAGATGGACAACCATACGATCCAGATCGTTGGAGCAACTACTACAAGCCAAGTGGCTTCCAAGGTGGAGCAGGTGTTGATGCAGATGCATTGCCAGCAGCAACCCCAGTTGCACAGGCCAAGCCAGCACTCAGCGTTGTTAACAAAGCAACAGTCGATGAAGAACCCCCATTTGATGTAGATGAAACTCCTACCCCAACTGCACCGGTTGTAGCAGAAGCTAAACCCAGCAGCCAACGTGCCGAAGACATTTTGGCAATGATTAGAAACCGTAAAACTACTTAAACAGTAGATGCTTGTGTCGGCAGGGGTTACGGTCCCCTGCCTCCTTGATTATGTTTTCATATATTGATCCCATCCTGTTTCCAGACCAGCTGAAGGTATATGAACTTACCGAAAATCAATACGTCTATCCCATATACAAAAATGCCAGCAGTACCATTGGCAAGATTGCTATAAGAGAATTAAACTATTTTGAAATAAAAAAATTAGACAAAATTGACATCTATCTTCGTGATCCATTTGAGCGTTATGTCAGTGGAGTTCAAACATATCTAAGATACCATCCTGACCTAGATAGAGAAACCGCATTAAAATTTATTAGTGAATTTTTATTTTTAAATAGTCATTTTAATCTACAATTTCACTGGGTTGTAAACTTGTCTAGAATGACAGATGCCCACGTAAACTTCAGGCATATAAATGAATTATCCAGTGTGACACACGAAGTTTGGAATGCATTGACTCGTGATCAAATGCTAATAGATCGTTTCAGTCAAAATAGTAAATTGTCTTACTATCTACAACTGGATAAAATTCTTTATGAAGAACTTATGGGACAGACTTTGGCATTTAGAGCTATTGGAAGATATATTAAAACAAAACATCAATACTTGTACGAAGAAATTATTCAACGCAGTAGAGAAATATGCACTGCCCTAGACTAGACCATTTTGTTCGCTTTAATCCTACTGGCACTGTAAGTAGATGTGGGCATATGATTGCGGCCCCTGAGTTCAACTCCCTTGATGAATTGGAGTCAAGTCTTTGGCTTCGCAATGTCAAGTTATATATGCACAAGGGCATATGGCCCAAAGAATGTCAGCGTTGCAAACAAACTGAAAGCATCAACGGAACCAGTATACGAACACACAGTATTAAATTCGACGCAGAACAAACACAACAGGATTATTTGATAGTAGGTGGTGTGCTGGACAATGTATGCAACAGTGCCTGCATGACTTGCAATGAGAATCTAAGCACCAAGATTGGTAGCCTACGATCTCGACAATTTCCCATAGTGGATAACAGTGATCGCTTTTGGCAGTTGCCATTGGATCGTGTGGTGCACTTGGATATAAATGGCGGGGAACCCAGTTACAGTAAAAAATATCGACACATATTGGCAAACTTGCCCGCCAGTATTCAAAGTGTCAGACTCAATACCAACTGTAGTACTGTGTTAACTGAATTGTTACCACTAGCGGAACGTGGAATAGATGTCACAGTCACAGTCAGTTTTGATGGTATAGGCGAAGTGCATGACTTTGTGCGTTGGCCTATCAAATGGGATGAGTTTTATAAAAACTTAATGATATACCGTACCATGCCCGTACGATTAAATTTGTGGACCACAGTCAGTGTGTTAAATCAACATCAGTTATCTGAAATAATAGCATTTGCCAAACAACACGAAATTGATCATGAGTATGCGTATTTGAAAACTCCCACAGTACTAGCAGTAGAGAACAAAGACCAAGACTCAATTAATAGATATATACAAGAACAAAAACAATTGAGAGGGTTGCTATGAATCAATACTATCTTGTGCCGGATTGTCCCAACTACCAAGAAATCAATCAAGATCTCAAAGATTATGTAACGTCATATACCACACTGTTGACCAAGTCTGAAGAATATCAATATGCCAATTTTCCCGACCGCTTTGGCAAGGATATGAAACACTTTGTTAGTAAAAATCTCAAGTTGCTGGATTGGTTACGACTACAAGGACTGGTACTACGTGACGCATACTTTACTTTAGCATGGACCATATCCATTCCTGACTATCCTGAGTCCAGCTGTCCCATACATTTAGACAAGCCGCCTGTATATTGGAAACTGAATTGGCCCATAATGAATATGGACAGAACATCAGTTAGATTCTATGAACCTAAAGATCCCACAGTTGACGTGAGCACACTGGTGACACGCAAAGGTGACGCTAACAGCAAGGATCGAGATGTTTATCAACTTGAATACAGAGACTTCAACGAGGTGTGTAGACACGACTTCGCAAAAAATCAACCCATATTTATGAATGGGCAAGTGGCTCATGACATTGGATTTTACCAAGACCCTGTGTTTCCTAGAATCGGATTACAAGGTATGTTTTTCAAAGAGCCCACGCACCTATTATGAAAATAGCAATCACAGGTGGTACTGCCGGAATAGGACAGGCATTGGGCAACGAATATGAAAGTCGAGGGCATGAAGTTTTGCGACTTAGTCGTCGCAAAGGGCACAATATAAGAGTAATCCCAAAAATTGCAGAGTTAATTGAGCCATGCGATGTTTTTGTTAACAATGCTCAAATAGGATATGCTCAAACGGAATTGTTATTTGAAATGGCTCGACGTTGGGAAAATACCGGTAAGCACATCATAGTCATAAGCACAATAATGACGCAAAGTCCAGTGAGCACATTGCCCGGGCTTGATATGGATGCGTATCGTGTACAAAAAATTGCACTAGAGGAAGCGGTAAAGCAATTACGCTATCGCCGAATGGGAATCAACTTGACTCTGGTTCGACCTGGTAATATAGCCACAAGTCCTGATAAAACAGTGCCACCTGCAGCTGATGTCAATGTCTGGGCCAGCACATTGGTGCATATGTTGGATATAGCCCGATCAAACAATTTAACTATTCCGGACATCAGCTTGGGGCCAGCAAATCAATGACACCCAAGGACATGCTGACCAATCCATATTTTTGTCCAATGCCCTGGACCGGATTAATGTATAACCTTGACGGTGTTGTTAAAAACTGTATACGCAGTGCCGATAAACTGGGCAACATCAAAGACAACTCAATTGAATCAATATTGATTGACAACAATGTCATTAGACAACAGAATATTGTAAATTATAAACCTGTACCAACTTGTTATACCTGTTATGATATAGAACAGGGCAAAAAGGGATTTGATCACATCAGTGATAGAGTTTTTTACATACGTGAATTAAAAACAGTGCCAACTGACACGTATCAAGTTGGCAACTTTGATTTGCAGACTGTTGATGTTCGTTGGTCCAATTTATGCAATCAAGCCTGTGTCTACTGTAGACCAGAGTTTAGCAGCAAGTGGGCCAGTGAGTTAAAAGTAAAACTGGATGTGCCAACACAAAAACAGTCAACAGATTTTAAAGAATACATATTCAATAATGCACGAAAACTCAAACATGTTTACATGGCCGGCGGCGAACCATTGCTAATGAAGGAAAATTTAGAACTATTAGAACTACTGGATCCATCGGTTAACTTGCGTGTCAATACCAATTTGAACAAAGTGGACACAAGGATATTTGAACGCATATGTGAATTTAAAAATGTGCAATGGATAGT